TCTTGTGTCCTGTTTCCAACAGTGTCACATGATCAGGTGGTGTCTTGGCGCAATGACCAACTAACACATCTTCTCGGCTGATGCTGTAATGTAATGCAGGTCGCACACCACGCCACGATTCAATTATGCCCTTAACTCTATCGTCGGTGGGTTGTAGGTATTCTCCGGTCCTGATCCAGTGGTGGTGTAGGTCCAACACAAGGGCACAGTCTCTGGCAAGCTCAAGGCTGGCGTCGATGCCCCAGGACATTTCGTCGTTTTCGATTGTGATGCAGTTTCGTGCTTCGGGAGATAACCGTCGGAGGGCAGACCGGATACCGGCGGGACCGCGTTTACCCGATATGTGTACATTGATTTTGAAATCCTGGAAGGATTTACCGTAGCCCATGAATCGTGCCATGTCAGCATGATATTCAAATTCCTCTATGCTTCGCTCTACTATCTCGTCAGCTTCGCTTGCCAGCACACAGAACTGTCCAGGGTGGAAGCTGAGTCGCACATCCAGTCGCCTGGCTGTTTCACCAATGGGCGCAAATATGCGCTCAAGATGGTCTTGTATTTCTTGACGTTGCCACCAGGCTTTCCAGTCCTTCTCGGTATAGCCTTGTAGCATTTCACTGCCCAATCTGACCATTCTGCGTTCTGGCGGTAGCGTGGCCACTCGTTCAATCAACTTGACTGCGGCCGTAGTATTGTGATTCATGATGTCCCACTGCCGTTGTTCAGCTTCAAGCGGATGTTCACGCAACCAACGCATGGTGGTACTACGCCCGTTAAGGTCTCGATCCACTGCATTGACTTTCATGCCGCCACATTCGCCAGGATCATTGAGCCATTTGCAACAGAAACCAATTCTTTTTAGCATAGTATCAAAGTAGGATGTAAAACACTATTATACGATCTAATAAGACTTATGTCAACTACCTTGTGTCCCAGTCATACCAACCGGTCAGGATGTATTTGGCTTGACTATAGACTGGATTACCTCGATGTATATGTGTAGGTCCAGCTGGCCAAAGCACAATAGTACCTTCAGTTGGTACCAACCGTTTTCCCTGATAAAGGAATTCGGTTTCAGCTTCTCCGTCTGGCATGTCATTGAGATAAATCATCCAGACCAATTGCCTGACCAAGCGTTCTGGGCTGTCACTTTCGTAGTGCCAGACATGATATCCACCCAAGGGCAGGGTCCTTTGCAGTTTCAAATCGTACTTGTTGGACAACGGCATCATTTTGAACTGTCCAAATTCTTCAATGTATTCCAACAATGAACTGTGGAGATATTCCAGTATGTCATCGCACAAGCCACATTGATTGAAGTTTTCATTTTGCAAAAAGATAGCAAGATCTCTTCTGCCCAGATTTGATGAGTCACTGAACTGTGTAGAATTATTAAACACCTGCTCTTTGTGAGCAGGGTTGTCGACGATATCTTCAAAGGCCTCAATAACACGCTGGCAAAGGCGTTGCGGAACTTTGTTAGACCATACTCTAATAAAATCTTCCATGATCATTCCGCCAACAACTTTAACACATTGCTCATGGTGTCTTGTGTCAGGTTTGATAAATCAGACATGGCTGGATGTATCTTGCTCGGATGGTCTATTAAGACCCATTGTATTTCAGGGTTGTCTCGTATGGCCTGAGCTACTAGACCAACATAGTGTTGCTGGTCGATCTGGCTCCAATCAAATCCAAGTAACAGTACTATATCACTGCGGCTTGCAGCCAGATGCATAGCTACGATCTCTTCTCTACGATCCAGGTCGTGTACAAAGTCTCCTTCGTAAACCTGCACACCCAAAGGACGATCCAGAGCTGTGTATACTGAATTGGGTATAAAAAAATTACAAGCGGCCTGGAATGCTCGTTTGAGTAATTCGTTAGCCCGGTCCGGATCGTGACAGATCACATTATCAGTTTGGTAAGCACGCCAGGTACGCCAACTACCCCAGAAGCTACCAATATGCTTGAGCGGCTCCAGTTCCTGTGTGGGATCTAGTACTACGTTATCTGCTAATACCCAACTGATATTCAATTCTTTCTCCTTGTGTCTAATGTCACGCAGTGGAACCCACCGCCTAGTGTTCTTGAGTGCGTGAGAGTCAAAGGGATCACTGTAAAATGCCAATTTTCCAAAGTTTCAATCAAGCCCGTTTGTGCAGAATCTACAATCACTGTTTCGGGATCTAGCACCAGCATATTTAATCCTATCCACTTTGATGCATAAGGGTATTGATAAAAGTCCTGTGCTACAACATCGTGTACATAAATCTTGTGCCAATCTTTAAAAGCTCGTGGGCAGTTATCGTGATGTACTCGACTGCCGTTTAGTAGGACCAGGCCTTCACGTACTGGTACAATGGTGCTGTCGATGTGTACCCCTGAATAAAAATTACACAGCTCTATCGTGATTTCTGGAAATTGTTCGCACAACCATTCATAAGCGGCACGATTACCACTGTTGCTTTCCAAGAATAACCAAGTGTCGCCAAGCCTGCATACATTGGCTGCATCTAGGACCATGCCTGAATCTCTGGGCATGGTAATGACTCTGGCATCGCCAATGACTTTTTGTAAGGCTTCAATTTCTTGATTACGGCATGGATACATCATGTTACAGTCCACCACTGTAGAACCAGCAACAAGCAATCGATCTCTAGGACAGTAATTGTACATGCCACCCAACTCAACAAAGTCCATGGGCTCAGGTCTACGCACCGTGGCACCATAACGCACGATGGTTTCGGCTAGGATATCCAGTTCATGATTGGCTTCATCCACAATCCATTTAGGTACTGGTCCTGAAGGCACCGGTGTTTCTGTCCAGGCTGTACGACTGGATTCGGTAGCAAATACCGGATCGGTTGTGGGCCAGTTGGCATTGGTAGCCGACCCTACCACAATCTCTTCGAGTGGGCTCCACTCGTTACATGAGTTAATCATACCCATCCTGTTATTTGTAATGTATATCTAGGATCTAGTCCTAGGTTTGCAGCCATGTGTTCGGTATCATAGCACCATTCTACTACATCGCCGGCTGACCAGTCGACAAATGGCCGACCTTCATATTCAGCATAGTGTCCTGACTGCCAGTCTTGTAAAAATATTATAGCACGATGTATACAGTGTTCGCGACCTTGGAGATTGAATATTTCAACATATCTTTTATACAAGTCGCCGTGTGTGGGCAATACTGTGCCAGTGTTCATGCGATAGTAACTGGTGCCAATATCTTTCCACCCTTTGGCGGCAAAGTGGTCAATGAATTGTGCGTTCCACACAGGTTGGCGATGACGCATGTCGCACATGTCTCCAGTGAATCGGTTGGGGTATCCGAGTGCGGTCCATTTGGTCAACAACTCAACATCATTGAATGACTCATTTACATAGTCAAGATCTTGATATTCAAGGTCCCAGAAAACTGGAATTTTATAGTGTGTGATCATTTTTTATCTTGATCAAAATTTAATGTAAATAGTTTCAATGAGTATTCCTTTAGATCGCTTGTATCATTTTATCGAATCTGTAGCCCAAGACATTTTCCAAGACCGTGTAGTAATTTATCGCTTTTATCCGCATGGTTCAAAAAATGTTGAAGATTTAACTCCTATATGTCCTGTCACATGGTCAGATTGGACTACCGCAGTACACATTTATTGTAACGATCAAGAGCCGTTAAATTATGAATATTATGAACAAACTGGATCTAAATCTCTTGGTAATTTAAGACGTAATCGATCAATGTATGATTTTTCGTTACTGTTACATAGTGAAGATCGTAGTAGTAATATCGTCAAATACAGTTCTGGAAATTTTATACCAGTGTATTATTGGAGTCATGCTATAATAGCACTAGATTGGTTCAGGTATGCTGAACATATTACATTAAAAAAACAATCAAAAAAAACTTTTCTTGTATATAATCGTGCCTGGTCGGGTACTAGAGAGTATCGATTAAAATTTTTAGATTTGATAGTCAAATCAGATATACACCATCAGTGTATGACGTGGGCAACTCCTATAGAAAAAGAAACACATTATTCCAATTATCAGTTTACAAATATTGAATGGGCACCCACCTGTGTTCTTGAAGATTACTTCTCAGAATCCACTGCAGACAGCAATTACAGTGCTGATTTTGATATTAGAGATTATAATGATACTGATATTGAAGTTGTGCTAGAAACCATATTTGACGACAATCGACTACACCTCTCTGAAAAAAGTTTAAGACCTATCGCGGTTGGTCAGCCATTTATTCTTGCAGCCACTCACGGTAGTCTGACTTATTTGCATAGATATGGATTCCAAACTTTTGGAGATATCTGGGACGAAACCTACGACACTATAGTTTCTCCAAGCGACAGACTAAGAGCTATTGTTAAACTCATGAGTGAAATTGTCAGCTGGGATTCAGCAACAAGAGCAAATAAAATGTTGCAGGCTCAAGCTATTGTTGATTTCAATCGAGATCATTTTTTTAGTTTAGATTTTTTTAACAAGATTAAAAAAGAACTAGTAGACAATTTTGACCAGGCATTTGGTATCATACGTGATAAAAATAATTATAATCACTGG